AGCACTATGAGTACAGCCGCTTGATTGAGGACATCGTTGAGGCACAGGCACTGAACAGCCTGCGTAACTTCTACACCAGTGATGCGGGTTATGCACTTGCAAAACAAGTGGATACCGATCTGGTGCAGTTGGGCCGCAGCTTCAATGGTGGTGCTGGCACAAACGTCTATGCAACTGGTTCGTTTATCGGCGGCGATGGCACTACTGCCTACGTTGCTGGTTCAAACAACGAGACTGCACTGACCGATGTGGCTATCCGCCGGACCATTCAGCGCCTGGACGACAACGACACTCCGATGGACAATCGCTTCTTCCTTATCCCACCCTCCAGCCGTAACACGCTGATGGGCCTCTCGCGTTACACCGAGCAGGCATTTGTGGGCAACGGCAATGCGATTCGCAACGGCGAAATCGGGCAGCTGTACGGCATCCCTGTTTACACCTCTAGCAACTGCGATACCACCAGTGGTACAAACGCTGCCCGAGTGTGTCTGATGGGACACCGTGATGCAATGGTGCTGGTTGAGCAAGTTGCAGTGCGTTCGCAAGTGCAGTACAAGCAAGAGTACCTTGCTACGCTGTACACCGCCGACACGCTGTATGGCGTTGCCAACCTCCGCGCTGCTGCATCGACTGGTGCTGCACTGTCGGCGTCTGCCTTCGCTTTGATTGTCCCGGCCTAATGTGATTGCCCCTTGCCTAACGGCTGGGGGCGTCTAAACTTAAAGGAGAATCAAAATGGCTGCTGCTACCGCTGTAGTTTCGCGTCGAGGAACTGATCAATTCCGAGGCTTGTTTTCGGATACTTTTTCTGTTGTCGCTACGCTTGATGCATCGTCTTTGATAGACGCTGCTGGTGAAACTAACACAATTGCTGTTCCTGGCGTCAAGCTGGGCGATGTTGTGCTGGGTTTTTCGATGGGTGTTGATCTGGTTGGACTGAGCGTTGACCCTTATGTGTCAGCCGCTGATACTGTATCAATTCGTTTCCAAAACGAATCTGGTGCAACTGTGAACTTGGCAAGCACTACCGTGCGTTGTGTCGTTGCTCGGATGGTGTAAGTTCTGGGGCGGCTAAAAACCGCCCCATTTAAGGGTAAATATGGCTACTTTCCAATGTTTGCAAAGCAAGAACTTTGTGACCTTTACGCAGCCCTACGACATCAAGACGATGATGGCGCACCCTGAGTATCGGCTGGTGGAACAAAAGCCAGCAGAGGCCCAACCAGAGCCTATCAAACGTCAAATGGGCAGACCCCGCAAAAGTCTGAGTCTGGCAACCGAATAACCAAGGAAAAAATCATGATGTACGGTAAACCCAAAACGCCATCAAAAGCACCGCCCAAAAAAGGCGTACCTGTCACCATCATGGTGGCAGTTGGCAAACCTAAGTTGCCTGTTAGGGGCCAGCGCACTGCAACACACATGAAGTCTGGTCGCGGTAAATGAAGACCAAGGCCGAGAAGAAGATCGCCAAAGTAATGACAGAGTTTGGCAAGGGTAAATTGCACTCGGGCAGCAAGAAAGGCCCGATTGTCAAGTCTCAAAAGCAAGCTGTTGCCATTGCCTTGTCAGAGGCGAAAAAGGCTAAAAAATGAGAGCATTGTCGGTTGGCGTTAGTCCTACAGCGGCAGTAGATACCACAGTCTATACCTGCCCAAAGGGTTATTACGCCAAATTTACTGTAATGTATATACACAATACAGGTGGGTCTACTAAGCACATTACTGTGCAATGGTTTGATGCAAGTACCAGTACCACCCTTGATATATTGACTAACTACGACTTTACGTCAAAAGGCTATTTACAGTTTGATGGTAATGCCTATATTGTTTTGGAAGAAGACGACAAACTCAAAATAACTACTCAGTCGGGAAGCGCATTCAGTTTTATAGCGACATTTGAAGAAGAAGGGTTGACCAGATGACATTCCTTGAACTGATCAACGATGTGCTGATTCGCTTGCGCGAAACGCAAGTCTCCACCAATGCCGAGTCAAGCTACTCCACGCTAATTGGCAAATTTGTCAATGACGCCAAGCGCCAGGTAGAAGATGCTTTCTCATGGAATGTACTATCAACTGACATTACCGTCACCACCGTGGCGGCAACCTACCAGTATTCCTTGACAGGTGCAGGTCAGAAATTCCAAGTGCAAGATGCCATCAACAGCACAGCCAACATTGGGATGACAAACATCAGCTTTGTTGAGATGAATCGTTTTCAGAACTTTGCAATCACACCGGCAGCCACCATACCGTCAATGTACGCTTTTGAGGGTGTTGATGGCAGTGGCGACACCAAGGTGACCCTGTACCCCCGGCCTGATGCTGTTTACTCACTAAGGTTCAGTCTGACGGTTCCACAAGCCACTCTGGCTGCTGATGGAACAGCGGTGCTGGTGCCTGATGTGCTGGTGGCTCAGAACGCCTATGCCAGGGCATTGGCAGAGCGCGGTGAAGATGGCGGCATTAGCAGTAGCGAGGCATACCAGCTGTACCGCACAATGCTTTCAGACTACATTGCACTGGAAGGCACTCGCTACCCAGAGAACCAAGAGTTTGTAGCAATATGAGCGAATCCCTGCAAATTGCCAGCATTTCAGCGCCAGGGTTCTTTGGGCTGAACACGCAGGACTCGCCTTTGGATTTAAACCAAGGGTTTGCCCTAGTAGCAACCAACGCCATCATTGACCAGTATGGGCGTATTGGCTCGCGTCAGGGCTGGTCTAGAGTCAATGCGGCGGTGGGCAATCTAGGCTCAAACGATGTTGGCGTTATCCATGAGTTGGTGCAGTCCGATGGCACTCTTACAATTCTGTTCAGTGGTAACAACAAACTTTTCAAACTGGACAGTTCAAATGTGGTCACCGAATTGACCTACGGCGGTGGTGGCACAGCCCCAACCATTACGGCCAATAACTGGCACTGCACCAGCCTCAACAGCATCACCTATTTTTTCCAAACCTTACACAACCCTTTGATCTATGACCCAACAGTCAGCACCACAACATTTCGCAGGGTTAGCGAAAAAACTGGCTATGTCGGAACAGTGCCTGATGCTGACATTTGCATCAGTGCCTACGGCAGACTCTGGGCGGCAAATACATCATCTGTTAAAAACACGGTTTACTTTTCAGACCTGATTGCAGGTCATGTTTGGTCAACTGGCACGGCAGGTTCTCTTAATGTTGACCGGGTATGGCCCAACGGCAGCGACGAGATTACTGGGCTGGCGGCTCACAATGGATTTTTGATCATTTATGGCAAACGTCAAATTCTGGTCTACGCCAATGCCACCACTCCAGCAACAATGGTGTTAAGTGATGCTATTGGTGGAATTGGTTGCATTGCCCGTGACAGCATTGCCAACAGCGGAAAAGATGTGCTTTTCTTGTCAAATTCTGGCGTCAGGTCATTGGCAAGAACCATTACCGAAAAATCATCACCGCTTGGTGACTTGTCTAAAAATGTTAGAAACGATTTGATTGACTACGTTAACAGCGAAAATACAACAAATATTAAAGCGGTCTACAACGAAAAGCAAGCGTTTTACCTATTGACAATGCCAATATCCAACGTCACTCTGTGTTTTGACACTAGGACGCAGCTTCAAGACGGTTCATTTAGGGTGACAACTTGGGATTCAATTGAACCAACTGCCCTACTATCAAGACGCAACGGCGATTTATATATCGGGAAAACTGGTTACATTGGGAAGTATGAACTGTATTTAGACGACACTGACCTATATAGATTTCAATATTACACCAACAACGCCGATCTCGGAAATGTAAACGTCACTTCAATTCTTAAAAAAATTAAAGCTGTATTGATTGGTGGAACAAACCAGTACGTCACCATCAAGTGGGGATTTGACTTCAGCACAAACTATAACTCTGCCAATGTTCTAATCCCGGCGCAAGGCATAAGCGAATATGGCATAGCAGAATATGGTGCAAATGCAACAACCGTAGCAACTTACAACGGCGGTGTTGCTCTCCAAGAACTTTCAATACCTGCGTCAGGTCAGGGTAAAATTGTACAAACAGGTTACGAGGCCAACATCAACGGTTCTGCTCTCTCAATCCAAAAAATTGAGATTCAATTCAAGGATGGAAAAATAGCATGAGCAATTACGTTCAATCAACAAACTTTGCGACTAAAGACGCTCTGACATCTGGAAATCCACTAAAAATTGTCAAAGGTACTGAGATCAATGTTGAATTTACAGCTATCGCTGTAGCGGTGGCAACCAAAGCAGATTTGGCAAGCCCAGTGCTGGTGACACCAGACATTGGTACGCCCTCGGCTGGAGTTCTTACAAACACAACTGGCTTGCCGCTTACCACTGGTGTGACGGGTACGCTACCCAACACAAAAGGTGGAACAGGCCAATCAAGCGCGTTTACCCAATACGGCGTGACTTACGCAAGCACGACCACCGCATTGGCTACAACTGCCGCAGGCACAGCAGGGCACGTTTTAACTGCCAACTCAGGCGCGGCCCCAACTTTTCAAGCTCCGACGGCATTTGCTTATCCTGGCGCAGGCATGGCAGTATCAACAGGTACGGGTTGGACTACAAGCAAAGCAACCCCAACAGGTGTGGTTGTTGGTGATACCGATACCCAAACGCTGTCCAACAAAACTTTGACCGCCCCTGCGCTTGGCACACCGGCATCAGGTAATTTAGCAAACTGCACGTTCCCAACGCTAAACCAAAACACAACGGGCAATGCTGGTACAGTTACAAATGGTGTTTACACAACAGGCGCTCAAAGCATTGGCGGAATTAAAGATTTTTCCTCTCAAACTAGGTTTTATGGCACTGGGGTTGGCGGTTATTCTGATCGCACTATTTTGGTTGAATCTAGCGCAGGTTCGCCGGGAATTGGTTTCCACGCCGCTGCTCTTAGTCAAGCAGGTATTTTGTTGTTTGACGGCGCGGCTGGGCAATTCTTTAAGTTAAGAGATTATTTAGATTCAGCTTTTCTACCTCTCGCCGCATCCAATATGTTTGGCTATGCCCAAACTACTACATCTTATTATCAGGCGGGCTCGCTTGTTTTAGCTGGCCGAGCATCAGCAACAACCTACACTAATTCAACAGGTAAGCCAATTGTGGTTTACGCTGTTGGCACAGGAGTAACGGCAAATCTCGTTGCTACTGTTGATGGAAAAGAAATTGCAGTTCAGACTAACCAAAGTTCAGCTGGTTTTGTTTCAGTTTCTTTTGTTGTTCCAGATACTGTTACTTACTCAGTTAATTTTCAGGGCGGAATGACTCTCTATGATTGGGTTGAAATAAGATGAAACACTTTAAAACACCTAAAAACGATATTCGGGCTATTGATTCTGATCAAGAGTTCTTGATTGAGTCGGATTGGGTAGAGCTTTCGGATGCTGAGTTGGCGGCTGCACTTGCGCCAACGACTGCTGAAATAAACCAAAGGCGCATCGCAGAATTGAAAAGCAAACTTGCGTCAACAGACTACAAGCTGATGCCCGACTACGACAAGACCAGTGAGACAATCAAGCAGCAGCGGCAAAGTTGGCGTGAAGAAATTAGGGTGCTAAGTGCATGATCACGCACCATTTCAGCGACAAGTTGTACGCCAAAGAGATGCGTATTCCTGCGAACATGGTCATTTTGAAGCACACTCACAGCTTCAGCCACCTAAGTGTGTTGGCGCAGGGCCAGGTAGCGGTGCTGCGAGGACAGGAGATTGATATTGTGAGCGCTCCCGCTTGCATTGAGATTCAGGCAGGGCTGACGCACGGCGTCAAGGCGATTACTGATTGTGTTTGGTTTTGTATCCACGCGACTGACGAAAAAGACCCGTCAAAAGTGGATGATGTTTTGATTGGAGTTTGATCATGCCTATTATTGCAGCCGGTATTGGTTTGGCCGGGTCGCTATTTGCTGGCAACTCTGCCGCAAACGCATCCCGGTCACAAGCAGACGCCCAGCGCTATGCTGCTGACAGGGCCGCTGAAGAGGCTAGGTTTCGGCCAGTAGGGGTCAGCGGCAGCAGGTACGGCACGACCACCAGCCAGATCGACCCTGCAACCGGGCGAGTCACAGGTATGAGCTACGCCCTGACGCCGGAGATGCGCGCCTACCAGGACAGGTTCCAGCGCCTGGCTGGTCAGGGGTTGACTGACGCTGAACAGGCAAGAGGAATGTTTGACCCTCTGCGGCAAGCTGGGAAGCAACTCTATGGCATGGGGCAGACTTACCTGGATCAGCCGCAAGACCAGCGCATTGGACAAATGGCAAGCGGTTACCTTGGCCCATCACAGTATGGTGCAGACATTGGCAAGGTTGGCAGTGCCGCTCTAAGCCAGGCAGATGATCCACGTTTTGCTCAACTGGGTGCTGGTTACTTGCAGCCCTCGCAGGGCAGTCAGGCATTGACCCAACTCGGGCAGAGCTACGTTGGTCAAAACCCGCAGGATGTTGAGCAGCAGTACATGAAACGGCAGATGGCGCTGCTGGCTCCAGGGCGTGAGCAGGAAGGTGCAAACCTGCAAAACCAGTTGTTCCAACAAGGCCGAGGTGGTTTGAGTGTTGGTGCTACCAGCACCGGCATGGGCGCAACAACACCAGAACTGCAAGCCATGTACAACGCGAGGGCACAACAGGACGCATCCATTGCCGCAGGAGCGCAGCAGGCAGGACAGCAAAGCGCAGCCTTTGGCGCTGGGTTGTTGAGTCAGGGTCAACAGATGGGTATGGCGGGTCAACAGTTCGGTATGAACGCTATTCAAGCAGGCCAAGGTCTAAACCAACAACGCCAACAGTTTGGCATAGGCGCGATGCAAGCAGGCCAGCAGTACGGCATGGCAGGCCAAGGGTTTGGTGCTGATCTGTTGCAGAGACAGCAGCAATTGGAGCAACAGCGGATGCAGTTCGGTACTGGACTGTTTGGTGCTGGCAGCGGATTGTATGGGCAGTACAACGCAAACGTCACAGGGGCATTGCAACCGTACTCCAACTACGCTGCACAAGCCTATGGCCTAGAAGAGCAAGGCATGGGGCCGATGGAGATGAGCGCAGCCCTCGGCGGCAGGGCCATGCAAGGCGGTGCTTACGCTGGAAAGTACGGCTTGGAAGGCGCAACAGCCGCTGCTGCAGCACAGCAAAAAGCCGATGCATACAACCCGTTTGGCACTGCACTTTCTGGTGCGGGTAAAAGCCCAGAGTTGGTAGATGCACTGTCAGGGTACTATCGAAACTATCGAGATATGAGGAACGCACCTCCAAATTATGATTACGGCTATGGCGGCCCACAGTAGCAAGGACACAGCACCATGACTCAAATTGTTGAATCCTTGTTCGGCGTCAACCCCGAGCGTTATCAGGAGCAGAAGGATGCTGCGCTACAGCAAGAAGCTATGGCCTACGCCAAGCTGGACCCGTTGCAACGAGCAGAGGCTGGCATCTACGCTGGTGCCAGAGGGCTTGCCAGCGGCATTGGCAGGATGCTGGGCGGGGAAGATCCAGGAATGCGCCGGGTTACCGAGCAAGACCAGATCATTCGCAGCATTGACCTAAACAACCCCGAGACTTATGGGCCAGCGGCTCAACGTGCGCTTCAAACGGGCCATTCTGAACTGGCTCAAAAAATCATGAATAGGTACAACGAGCTGCAAGAAAGCAGTGCGTTGATTGGTCAGCGTAAGGCGGCGGCTAAACAATCACTTTCTGTTTCAGAAAAAAATGCAGCGGAAATGAGTGACCTTTTTGCTCAACAACAAGCATATGCCGCCTTAAGAGGAAAAGCGCCAATTGCTACTCAGCCAGTTTCCACTCAGCCAATTGCTACTCAGCCAGTTTCCACTCAGCCAATTGCTGCTCAGCCAGTTACGCCAACGTCAATAACTCAAAATCTTTTAGATCGTAATGGTAGGCCGTATTCTGTAGATATTAAACCTGTAGAGATGAGATCTGTGTTTCCACGGATTAGTGAAATAGGCGCGGACTTGCTACCGGCGGCTCCAATTGCACAGGCGGCTCTGGCTCCTACATCCCAAACGCGCCTAGCACTGAATCAGCAAATTTCTGAACTTGAAAAAAGGCGTCTTCAACTTTTGTCATTGCCTAAAGTTCCCGCTGCAAAGGCAGAGGCCGATGTGCTTGGCGACCAAATTAAAGAATTGAGAGATCAAGGGAAGCCTACTGATCTTTCAAAACTTGAAAGTGAAATTGAGCAACTTCGCGATGCCGGTGCAACCAATACAGACCCCCGTATCAAAGCTCGGCAAGACAAGATCATTAAACTTTCCAGCAGCGGTGCTGATCGGTTCGGCGTTGACCGCGAGGCTATTTCAATGACTGACTTTGGTAAGACTTTCGCGCAGCTTACACAAGCGGAGCGAAAATTGGTCAACAAACAAGTTGACGAAAAAGAAGCAACTAGAACACCCAAAGTTGAAGTCAAGAACATCATACCTGGTCAACCTGTTGCGCCAAGAGATTGGATGGACTTTACACAAAAGGTATTGAGTAACGACCCAGTTATGCAGCGCACATCAACAATTATTTCGGATGCTCCTAGCGCGATTGAAATAATTCGCTCATCAACGACAAACGACATCTCAGCCGCTTCATTGCCAGGGGCATTAGCACGTCTAACCGGAGAGGGCAAAAGTATGTCTAATCAGGATGTGCAACGCTTTGCACGTACCGGTGGATTAGATGACCGGTTGGCTCAAGATGTTGTAAAGTTTTTTTCTGGAACAACAACCAATGTCAAAAAAGATCAAGCGGAGAAATTTGCTACGGCGCTATATCGAGGCGCTTTGATTGAGCGCAGAAAAAAACTTGTGGACGAAGCCGAACAGTATGGCTACTTGGACTCACCCAACTACAAGAGTGCGTTGCGGCAAATCGACGACAAACTCAGCCGGTTTCAATTGAAGACCAAGGGTGGTAGCGACACTCCGGTTGCTAGCGGTGCGGATGCCGAAAAGGAAGCAAGATACCAAGCCTATAAACGCGCTCAAAAAGGAAAATAATCATGACGGAACAAGAAGAATTTGAATTTCGTCTTAGACTTGAGCGAGAGCAAGAACGCTCAAAATCAGTTCCCATAACACGTGAGCCGCTTACAAGTCAAATTCCAACAACGGGTAATCCTGCTGCACCTCAGCCACGTCCTGCCACCAGCATGGGTCAATACTTGTTTGAAAGCGCAAAGCGCGGACTAACCTCAATTCCTGCGTTATTGAGCGCAGGCAGCGCAGCGCAAACAGGGACGTTTGCTGGCGCGTTTCCGACGCAACCTGAATTGGAAGAGTTTACAAAAGAAAACATCCAAAGGCGTATGGGTGTTGACGTTGACTTGCGCCCTGCAACTACCATGCAGCGGATGCTAGGCGCAGGGGTTGAGGCAATAGCAGACCCACTCAACTTAATTGGCCTCCCTGTTACTGGCCCAGCAAGGGCTGCAATGCTAACTGGCTCAGGCATCGCAGGAATTGGTGGTGAGTTTGGCGGGGAAGTTGGTGGTCAAGTTGCTGGTGTGCCAGGCCAGATTACAGGCGGTATCTTGTTTGCTTTGATGTCTGGTGCAGGCGCGGCTAAAGGAGTTGAGTCTCTTTTTAGCAAAGGCAAGGGTGTTGACCTTAAGGACTTCAAGGTAGAAGATTTGGCGGGTATTGAGGGTAATTCGGTTGCAAAAGATTTGATTGAGAAAGCGTTAGCATCGGATCCTAGTCTAAATGCGCGGCTACAAGACATCAAGAAAAAAGTTGATTTTGTTGGCGGTAAAAGTGACGTTTTAGCCAGCGGCGGAATAGACAACAAGGTGTTTCGTAGCGCATTGACAAGACTTGCGCAAAACGATGAAAAAATTGGCAGCGAACTGCAAAAAATTTACACAGATTTGCAGACGGCGGTTCGCCGTAAGGCAACTGAGTTATACCCTCAGCCAAGCACCACGCTGCCAAGCACAAGTAAAGTGACCGCAGAAGCCGACGTTGATTTCAATAAACGGCTTGGCGCTATTGATGCGCAGCGAGCTAAACTGACGCAAGCTCTTGATTTGGGCGGCGCTCCTGTCGAGTTGGGAAAGTTAGTTCAAAACCTGACGCTTGCACAAGAAGCCGCAGCGCGTAACGCCTTGTCGCCTGAATACAACAGCGTTAAAAAGCAGGCCTCGGCTATGGGCGCGATATTGCCTGCTGCACAAACGCAATCATTGCTTGATACGGCCAAAGACTTGTTTATGCAAGACCCTTGGGGTCGTCAATCAAGTTTGCTTAAGCTGGTTGAGAAACAATCAGGAGAATTTGAAAAGCTGAGATCTCGATCTGCCAGGCAGGCCATATCACCAGACCAACCGTTGCTAGGTGCTGGTGGGGATAACCTGCCATCCGTAACGGGCGACTTGTCTGTTGGTTTGGATATAACTAGTTTGGATTCTCTCAAGCGCCGGGTAGCAGAAGACATCCGCACAATTAAGTCAGACTCAACTCGCGACAAATTAATATTGCTACAGCAGCGCGTTGACGACGCTCTTAATCAAGTGCAAAGCACCAGTGGTGATGTAAGAGTCAATTTTCGAGGCCAGCCAACCACCTTTGGCAGCGCCATGCAGCAGCTAGATTTGGACTATTACACCAAGGTCGGCATCCCTTTTAAGGATGCAGACGCAGTGCAAAAAATTGGGTCGCAAGAATATGCAGAGCGCATCGCGCCTCAGTTGGCTGGAAGCCCTACGTCAATGTCGCAATTCTTGCGCATAGCTGGTAATGATGGCGTGCCTTTAGCCGAGAAGGCTGTGATGTCCAAACTGTACACGCAATCTTTGGGCAAAGATGGGTACATAGACCCGGTTAAGTTAAATGGGTTACTTACCAAAACTAGCAACAACGGCGGGTACAGCGACATTTTGACGCAACTGCCAAATTTGCAGGGAAGGCTGACAGACGCTACACAACGTGCTGATTTTCTATCGTCTCAGCGCGTGTCCATTGACGACGCAGCCAAAGCTGAGCGTGTGCGTATTGGTGACAGCTTCTTGGCCGACTACGACCGAGGTGGGGTAGAAGCAATTTCTTCACGTATGTTGAGCGCAAATGGCATTGGCTATCAAGCTAAATTTATGAGCGATTTGAAAAAGTTGTCGCCAGATGACCAGACTAACGCAACGCTTGCGGTGCGCAACGCAATGGTCAGCAAAATGCTAGATAGCAAAAATCCGTTTGAATTCTTAAACAAGAACAAAGCTGCGTACACTAAAATGTTTGGTAATGCGCACGTTGACAACCTAGCAGCAATGGCCGACCTTCAGAGATTGGCAACCAAAATAAACGTGGAGAGATTGCCCCTGAATGAAATAGCCATCAAACAAATGTCGGCTTTGCAGCGCCTTCTTGGTGGTGTTGACCCCAAGCAAATATCCGCGATTGCGGTCAATCAGATTTCTAGCGTGTTCAATAAAGGCTTTCGAATTGCGGCTTTGATCGGCCAGCAAAACATTGACCAAGCTACAAAAGAAGCGCAGCGCAAGTTGTTTATGGATCCAAACGGTCTTGACAACACAATCAAAGCCACGACTCGATTGATTAGTAAAAAAGGTCAAGACGTAGATTTGAAATCGTTTATTAAACCAGAGGATTTATCCAATGCAGTCAGTTCGTTAGGCATGAACGTATTGCGATCTGGATACTTGGGTGGTTCTGTGGCAGCGTCCGAAAGCGAGGTCATGACAACAGAACCTGAGTCGTTCTATGAGTACACCCCACAAGAATAAAAGGCTGCCCGTGGCGCCATCCAAGAAGCCCAACAATAAAAATGAAAGCCAAGCTCACTTTTTTTGTCACGCTCATGGTTAGCCTGACTTTGTGCGTTGTTGTTATGGGAATGGTTGGCGTGATGCTGCTTGGTCTGTTTGATGAAAAGGTAGACAACAACAAGATTTTTGAGTTGATCTCCCCAGCATTTCAAACTATTGTTGGCGGCTTTATCGGGCTGTTGGCTGGTGTAAAACTATCGCACGAGGATGAAAAATAATGGATTGGCTTAAACAGATTGCACCAACGATTGCCACTGCACTTGGCGGACCATTGGCAGGCATGGCAGTAAGCGCCATCTCCAAGGCCATTGGTGTTGACCCCGAGCAGGTTGGCGACATGATCAGCAACAACAAGCTGTCAGCCGAGCAAATTGCACAGGTAAAGCTGGCTGAGATTGAACTGCAAAAGCAGGCGCAGGAGCTTGGCCTCAACTTTGAGAAGCTGGAGGTGGAGGACCGCAAGTCAGCGAGGGATATGCAGGCCACAACTCGCTCGATGATGCCGCCATTGTTGGCTAGTGCTGTGACGCTAGGTTTTTTTGGCATCATGGTGATGATGTTCTTTAACCAGATTGACAGTAGCAACCCCGCCATACTGATGATGCTTGGTTCACTCGGCACAGCCTGGACGGGCATTATTGCCTACTACTTTGGCAGCAGCGCCGGGAGCCAGGCCAAAACAGATTTGCTAAGTAAAAAATGACGCCTCACTTTAGCCTTGCAGAACTAACGCACACTGACCACCGCAGTCTGGACAACACGCCAAATGCACAGGAGTTGGCTAACCTTCAGCGCCTGGCTGAGTTTCTGGAGACAGTCAAATCAGCACTTGGCGGCAAGCCCATAATGATCAACTCAGCCTTTCGCAGTAAGGCCGTCAATGACGCCGTAGGAAGCAAAGATACCTCTCAGCATAGGCAAGGCTTGGCTGCTGACTTCCGAGTGCCTGGCATGGCTCCTGACGCCGTTGTGAGGGCAATCATTTCAGCCAAGTTGCCGTTTGATCAGATCATCCGAGAGTATGACGCTTGGACGCACATCAGCATTAGCGACAAGCCCCGGCGTCAGGCACTAATCATTGACAAGGCTGGCACTCGGACATTCGCATAAGTATCCGATACGCAGCGATGGCGTCCTTGAGGTCGCCTCGCAGCTGCTCAAGCTGGTCCTGCTGTTGCTGCAACTTTAGGTAAACCTCAAGCGCAAATTTATCGAGCGTCTGGCGATCCCAGGCTGCGAAATTCGGCAGATCGTTCAATTTGATTCCTCATCCATTGTGGGCCTAAACGCATCAGTGTAATGCGCTGGCTTTGGGTTAGTTTGATTGAGTAGACCACTGACAGCGGCTCACCTACCCGCTTGTTTTGGGGAATGCGTTTGTCTCTCATGGACGTTTCCTCGGCAGTGGCGCCCAATGCGTCCAGAACTGCGTACCCGGCGTGTTTTCGAAGTGACCCATAGTCGCTACACCTGATCTACCAAGCAACAGCACTTTGACACCTTGCGGGGTATGGTGATCAATTGGTATCCAATAATAATTGTTTGACACAACAGCGGTAAATGTGCTGTCCAGCTTGAACTTCTGCTCATGCTTGAAACGCTCAAATTCTTCGTCTTCAGTATCCATTGCTCTTCTTTAGTTTGGCTTCCACAGTACGGGCAAAATCCATCAGTGCACCATCGTGGTCGGCGGGGATGCTGCTGGGCATCAGGTTCAATATTGTGCTGGCAGTCAGCCCTACCCACGGGCGCTGTGCTGCGGGTGGGGTGGCAAAGTGATCCGCCAATTCCC